GGTGTACAAGGTAACTTTTATAATAATGTACCTGAGCAGTATAAAGAAACGTTTGATGAAATTTATCAGTTAGCAGCTGATATGGGTGGCGCGGGATTTGTTTTTACTGGAGAGAACGACGCTGATATTATGCATAATTCAGCAACCATTAATTTGAATATTCTTAATGCAGTACAACAACTTAACGAAATTAAAGGTACTAATAATACTAAAATATTCTATAGTAGTAGTGCATGTATGTACCCTGAACATAATCAATTAGATCCTGATAACCCTAATTGCGAGGAGTCATCAGCTTACCCAGCAGCTCCTGATTCTGAGTATGGTTGGGAAAAATTATTTAGTGAGAGATTGTTTTTAGCTTATAGTAGAAACTACGGTATCCCGGTTAGAATCGCACGCTTCCATAATATCTTTGGACCATTGGGAACATGGGATGGTGGTAGAGAGAAAGCTCCAGCTGCTATTTGCCGTAAAGTAATTCAATCAGATGGTGAAATTGAAATATGGGGTGATGGTAAGCAGACCAGAAGTTTCTTATATGTAGATGAATGTGTTGAAGGAGTTAGAAAATTGATGGAATCAGATTTTTCTGATCCTGTAAATATTGGATCTGATGAAATGGTAACTATTAATCAGTTAGTGGACATTGCATCTAGTATTGAAGATAAGGAAATTACTAAAAAACATATTGACGGTCCACTTGGAGTAGCTGGTAGAAATTCAGATAATAAACTTATTAAAGAGAGTATTGACTGGGCACCAGATTATCCATTGGCCAAAGGATTAGAGAAAACATATAAGTGGATTAAAGAGCAAATTAATTTAAAATAATAATATGATTATTAAGCAAGGAGTTTACGACGGTAATTTTATTCATAGTAGGTTTGCATACGAGCAATTTCGTAAAGAAGTTTCGCCGTATGGTAATATTGTAGCTTTTAGAGCTCCGATGTATGTAAAAGATGCTCTGATTGATCTTGAAGATACTCTAAGTAATGACTTTATTCAGAGTCAAGATTCTATTAATTTTTGCTGGGAGATTCCTGGTCTATGTCCTTTTGGTGCTGTATCGTTTCAACGACTTTTGAATACTGCTATTGCTAATATTCTTTCTGGATATATTGGTAAAGGTATTATGGTTGATGGTGATGATCTAATGGTACAAGATGAGTTTGTTGGTACTGATGATAAAGTTAGAAGCTCTGGTAAGGTAAGCGTTTCTATTACTTACTCTAAAGAAAATGTTGCTCTTGGTCATACTGGAATTAATATTGTAGCTGGTAGTAAAGCTCCGCCTTTTGCATACTCATCTAATCTAACTGATGGGCAAGCTGAAGAGTTTATGGCTAATGTAATCGATTACTTTAACGCTGAGGTTAGAGATCAATTTATTGCAACTACGAAGATCAGTGTATGAGATTATGGAGGTTGTGGGCTAAAGCATTAGGTGAAAAAGCCGGCGCGAACGATGAAGCTGATGTGGTTGCTTTAATAAGAACCTTAATTATAATACAAGCAATTATATGTAACCTTTTTATAGTTGTAAATATAATTAAAAATTGGTAATGAACTTCTTTCAACTACAAAATAAATTATTTTACTCTAAAAAAGAGGATGCTGGAGTATTAGACTCTGAAGGTGAACAGGCTTTTGTTCCGTTTTTGTTTAATAGATGGCTTTCCTTTTATAGTAAGGAACTTCCAGGCTTTGTTAACGAAACATTTAATAAGTTTGGTAATATCTTTGATGATAAACAAGAAACTTATAAGTTATATTATTATTTGATACCTCGGCTTAAATGGCAGCGTATATCTTATATAAAGAAAAAGAAAAAAGAAGAAGATGAGGTAGAAGGTTTAAATGCTATAGCTAAGAATAAAAATATCTCTAAAAGAGAGTTACAGCAATACGTTGAATTAGAGAAAATTTTACGTAAATAGCTATATGGCAATGGCAAGTATTGACAATCTAGCTCCAACAAGAAGCTTAATTGATCTAACACAAAAAGATAAAGGTGATTTCGGTTTAGATGATTTTGATTTAGATTTTATCTTTGATGATATTTTATTAGTAGAATATGTTGATGAGAGTAATGATGGAGATGAAATTATGCGTAACGGTATAGTAGTACCGACGAACGCTTTAACTAAAGCCTGGCGTAAAGGTAGAGTGGCACTTGCAGGTCCTGATGCTAAACATGCTAAGGAAGGTGATATAGTTATATTCCCTAATAATATGGGTGTTACTATTTCCAATATTACTATCAAAGGTGGTAGAAAAGTTGGAAAAGCTATTTTCTTAAACGAAGAAAGGATGTTTGGTATTTGTAAACCAAAAGATGATAGTACAAAAAGCAACTCTTGATAGTTTACTTTCTAATAATGTATTAGAAGTTAGATTTCCTAGAAGAATAGCTAAACCAGGTTTAGCTGCTACAAGACGGATGCTATGTACCAACTCTTTAGATTTATTAAACTCAGTTAACGGACGAATATCTTTAAATTATTTTGCACCTAAAGGCCCGCGTAAGCCTTATTTAGGGCCTGATAATTTATCTGTAGCTTGGGATGTTATGATGCAAAATTATAGAAATATAAATTGCAATCAAGTAGATGTTATACAAGAAATACCTGCTGATGAAGATTTTTGGGTTTATTTTAATGAAAATATATACCCTTTATCTCAACAACAAAAATTTAATTTTATGAATTCATGAATGTAAGCTTAGAAAAAGTATCTAATTTTTTAAAACCTTTCCTATTACAAGATATAGTTATAAGGACTAATAAAAAAGTATTAAAGAAAGGTAAATTTAAGATATTTCAAGTTAAGCAATACTATATAAATTTAACTTTAGAAATAAACGGAGCAAATAAAAATTATGAAATTCCCTACCCGTTTAAAATGGAGTATGATGATGGTAATGGTATTTTAAATTACCATCTAAGCTCGTTTATTCCTTTAAATCAAATGACGCGAGTAAAGTTTTTAGATAGTTCTTCGCAATCTAAACTATATGATAATTTAGTATACATATTGCCTTCAGATGGAACTACTTTAAAATAAAGTGTGATAGGCGGTTTACTTCAAAGCTTCCCGGATGGCTATACTCCTAATTCGGCTCAAGTAAAGTTACTTAAGAATATTGATCAAGCTTTTGAAGATGGTCATAAGTTTGTTGTTTGTAATGCACCTACTGGTTCTGGTAAATCGTTTATATCTAAAACTATAGGTAACGTATCTAATCAACCTACTAAAGAGTTTAGAGAGTTAGTAACTAACTATTTAGCGTATAGAAGAACGCATGGTGGTGGGTATACGTATGAAGATGAGTGTGGTGAAGAAGAACCTTTCGGTTGCACGGCTTTAACTATAACTAAAGCATTACAAGATCAATATAAAGAGCTGTTTGATGATGTTAAGGTGTTGAAAGGTAAGTCTAATTATCAATGCGAAGTAGATAACCGTTTTACTGTAGAGTTAGCTCCCTGCCTACATCTACCTAAGATTAAAGAAGAATGCTGGGCCCTTAATAAATGCCCTTATTACGAAGATAGAAATATTGCTTTAACGTCTACGTTTAATACGTTAAATTATAATATGTTTTTTTCTTTACCTGATCATTTAAAAAAGAGACAATTTCTCATATGTGATGAGGCTGCTGAGCTAGAAGATCAATTAGTTAAAGAGTTTTCGTGTAGTATAAATTTTGAAAGTCTTACTAAGTTAGATGTTAATATTAGACCTTTTTATTCTAGAAATAGTTTACAAGTAGTAAAATGGATTAATGAACTAATAATAGATCTTAATGATAGAATAGAGGACTTAAAAGAAATTACTAATAATAAGGGTAAGGTTAATAAGAAGTTTATTATTGAGTCAAAAAGTAATTTAATTAGTTTACGTAATCTACATTCTAAATTATCTTTAATTTTAGAAACTTGGAATGAAAGTGAATATCTGTTTGAAGCTGATAAGAAGGGTATAACGTTTATGCCTCTAAAAGTTGATAAGCTTTCTAATCACCTTTTTAAATATGCTGATAAAGTAATCTTAATGTCTGCTACTATTATTGATCCTAATAATTTTTGTAGAAGTTTAGGTATTAGTAAATTTAAATATATAGAAGCAGAGTCATCATTTGATGCAAAAAATGCTCCTATATATTGTAATACTAAAGTAAAGTTAAATTATCATAACTTAAAAAGAAGTCTACCTAAGGTAGTTAAACAGATAAAAGAGATATGCGAATTTCATAAAGGTGATAAAGGTATTATACATACCCATAATAATACTATTACTTCATTTCTAGCCGGTTCACTAACTGATAGACGGTTTTTAATTAGAGAGCCAGGAGTAAGAAACGAAGAAATATTAGAACAGCATTATGTTAATGACGAGCCTACAGTATTAATATCTCCTTCTATGTCTCATGGGGTAGATCTAAGAGATGATCTAGCAAGATTTCAAATTATAGTAAAAGCGCCTTATCTACCTACTAAAGATAAACGTATTGAAAAACTAATGAAAGGTGACTTTAATTGGTATATGAATAAAATGCTTTGCTCGTTAATACAGTCTTGTGGAAGAGGTGTTAGATCTCATAAAGATCATTGTATAACGTATATCCTAGATGGTTCAATTGCGGAAAGTGTAGTTAATAACAGACATAAATTGCCTAAATATTTTATTGACAGGTTTTTGTAATAAATATATAAGACAGTATGAAGAATAGAGCATTTCATTTCGAAATTAAAAATTTACTAACTCAGTTTGTAGCTGCGTTTGATGATACGGTTATAAGTAGATTTGATAAAAATAGAAACGCCAAATCTAATATTGACGTAAGGTATGTATTTGCCCCTAAACAAAGGGTGATGTATGATATAGTAAATAAAGCGCAAAACATAACACTGCCTGTGGTTGCAATAAATCTTGATAGTATTTCAAGAGACGAATCTCGCGTATTTAATAAGTTAACCGGGGGATTAGTACCTTCCACTCAAAGCGAGAATGCTAAAAGCTCTTCTAAATTTTTGATGCCGGTACCAGTAAATTTAGAAGTAAGTATGTCTATACTTGCTAGATATATGCAAGATGTTGATCAAATAATTTCAAATTTTGTACCTTATAATAATCCGTATATTATTTTAACATGGAAAGTACCAGAAGAATATGGTGCAAATTATGATCAGGAAATAAGAAGCGAAGTATTATGGAGCGGTAGTTTAAATTACTCAACACCAACAGATACAACCTATTCAGAAAAATTTAGAATTAGTGTTGATACATCCTTTACTATTAAAGGTTGGTTATTCCCTGAAGAAAAAGATACAGTAGGTAATATCTATAAGATTGATAATAACTTTATAGCCGTCGATTTACAAAATAGAATCTACTCTCCTTTAGATCAGCAAATATCTAACGAGTCATATACCAATCAAGGGTATGAGGCTCTTTCAGGCTTTAATAGTACTGTACCTACTAATTATACTGAAACTATCACAGTCTCTGGCGTACCGGAATTTACTAATATTTTCTATACCACTTCTGGTGTTTTTGAGCAGTTAAGAAGTACAACAAATGTTTTAAGTTCGCAAACTAATAGCTTCATATTATATGGTAAAGCTTTAGATTACAGTAATTCCTTATATATAAGTGCTAATAAGCTTAACTTCTTTACTGATTATCAGCAAATAACTTCTGCAAAATTAGAGACTATTAGTGCTTACAAATTGGATGATAGTTTATATAATATAGCTACAGATAATTTAGTAAGTATATCACTACCAACTTCTACACTTAGTGGTGTAGGTAAATTTACTTTTGTTACAGCTAACGAAGCAGGTTGGGCTTCTTCTTATCAAGCTGCTAGCTCTATCCTTAACTTAGAATAAATATATACAATGGCGGATTCATCAACAACTCCCTCTCAAAATAGTTCTTACGTAACAAACGATGGAAGAGCATCTACTTTTGGAAGAAACTTAGTCCAATATATTCAGAATAGATTGCCTTATTCTAATATAGAACCGCAAGGTGATCAGCTTAATCCTAAGTATAATATATTCAAGAAGACAGGAATGAAAAGAGCGGAAGCGTTAGCAAAAGCTTCAATTTCTTCTTCTAATCCATATAACAACATACCTATAGGAGATTTTGCAAAAGATTCTTCTTTCGGTGATGTAATGTATGCTAACATTCAAGAAGATAAAGCTGGTAGATTACGTGATTATAGAATTATAGCTGCTTATTCTGAAGTTGCAGATGCTTTAGATGAAATTTGTGATGAAACAATTAACCCGGATGAAAGTGGGTATTCTGCAAAGTTACAGTTAAAAGAAATAGACTTAACAGTAGATGAAAAATCTGAACTTGATAAACAATTTCATAGATATGTAGAGTATTATGATTTAAAAAATAGAGGCTGGCAATATTTTAGACAGCTTTTAGTTGAAGGTGAATTATTCTTCGAGCAAATTATACATGAAGGATTTGTAGAGGATGGTATTTTAGGTGTAATAAACCTACCAGCAGAAATTATAGATCCTGTATACAATAATATACAGAATATGCTTATTAAAGGGTATATTTATAGAAAGCCAATATACAGTCCTGAAAATCCTAAAAAGATAGAAAAGATTGAATTCATTCCAATGGATGAAAACCAGATTACTTATATTAATTCTGGTGTTTATAATGAAACTAAAAACTTTTGCATACCATTTTTAGAGAATGCTCGACGCCCCTATAGACAGCTTTCTTTAATTGAGGATGCTATAGTAATTTATAGATTAGTAAGAGCTCCAGAAAGATTAGTCTTTAATGTTGATGTCGGTAATATGGCTCCGCCTAAAGCTGAAGCGTATTTAAAGAAACTTATTCAAAATTATTGGTCGAAGAAGACCTTTGATCTAGATCAAGATAATGTAGTTAAGAAATTTAATCCACAATCAATGTTGGATGCATTTTGGTTTGCTAAGAGACAAGGTTCAGAAGGTACTTCAGTAAGTCAGCTAGCTGGAGGTCAAAATTTAGGTGAACTTTCAGATCTAATGTACTTTATTAAGAAGTTATATAGAGCTCTTAAAGTACCTTCAACTAGACTTGATCCTAACGATCAAGCATCAGCAGATGGTTCAACTATATTAAGAGAGGAACTTAAGTTTGCTAGGTTTGTTATGAGGCAGCAGCAAAGATTCGCAGCTGGATTAAAGAAAGGATTTGTTACTCATTTAACACTAATGGGGTTATTAAAGAAATTTGATCTTACAGACCAAAATATTGAGATTGAGTTCAACGTACCTACTAATTTCTATGAGTTAAGAGAAAATCAGAGACTTGAATTAAAAGCAGGTAACTTCAATAATCTAGCTTCTTCAGAATTTGTTTCTGCTACTTATGCACAAAAGAAATATCTTGGATGGAAAGACAAAGATATTCTCGCTAATAGAGAGTTTCTTAGAAAAGATGCTGAACTGCAATGGGAGCTATCTCAAATTCAAGCAGCAGGACCTAGCTGGAAAGAGCAAGCTGTTGTTGGTGAATTAGCCGGTGGTGAAGCTGCTGTAGGTGGAGAAGGCGGAGGAGTCGCTGGAGGTGACGCGGGTGGAATACCAGAGTTTGGTGGAGGACCTGCAGATACGGGAGCTGATGTTCCTGTTGATACAGAAGCTGCTCCTGAAACTGATGAACCTGCAGCTGAGGTTTAGTTTACCTAATAGGATTAGAGCTAAAGAATTGGGTTCTATAATAGATAGTACCGTTTCCGGCTCCTTTAGCTGATACTTGATTAACATTAGTTAAACCTCTAAGGGTGATACTATCGTTATTATCAAGTAAAAATCCTCTACTCACGTTTATGGCTTCAGCATCACCCCAAGCATCTGATCTATCAAATAATTCGACAGCCCCACCAGATTTATTTACTATAAAAACTTCTGAGCATTCTTGGCCGCGACCTGTTGCTGTTCCTGGTGCACCTGAGTCTCTACCTGATAAACGAACCATAGATGTTGAAACTCTTATGTTAAACGATCTGCATTCGTTCCGGTTAAAATATTGATTACTTCTTTCGTTAGTTGTTGGAGCTTCTGGCATATTATTATTTATGCTAGAATAAATAATTTTATGGCACTTGCATGTACTATTCAGCCTCTTTCAGCATTTCTTTCGACAAATCTAAATTCAAAAGTAGAAACTTATGATAGATTAGGAGATAGAATTAAAAGATCTTTAGGTTACCCGTTAGTTAGTTTAGAGATACATACAGATCAACTTAGAGAAAATATTCAGATAGCAGTTGAATACTTTACTAAATATGCAGGCTTTACCCGAGAGTTTCTTATTTTTGATTCTAATATGTATGAAAAGAATAAAGGTATTAGACTTGATTTGCTTTATACATTAGCCAATACTAACCTATCTACTAACGCTAAAAAAGTAGCAGGTACTAATCCACTGGGACCTGGACCTGAGTTTATAGCATCTACACCAGAATCTATATATGTAACTACATCATCAATATTATCAGCGAATTTTACAGAAACTAAGTACCCAGTGTATACTGGTAATACTTCTGTTTTATCTGGATCACTTTCCGGTACATTTACTAATGGTATAACGCAGTTTGAATTATTTGACCAGACGTTAGTTTCTACCATTACATCTTTAAAATTACCTACTGGCGAGTTAGTAGGACAGTCACTATCAGGTGCATTCACGAAATCTGAGAGGCATACTGTAACCCAGCAAGGTTCAGCTTCTGAAGCAACTAGTTATCAAAATGTGTTTGATTATGATATAATGGATTATAGAAAAGTAGTTGATGTTGTCGATTTTGAAGAAGGCTCTACGACCGGTATTAATACATTATTTACTCTAGAGCAAACACTTGCGCAGCAAACGTACTTTAGTTACGCTATGGGTAATTATGGATTTGATTTAGTTTCATGGTATACTCTTAAAGAGTGGATAGACACAAGAGAAAAAATGTTGGCTATAAGAAGGGATGTATCATTTAATCCAAGAACTCAATATATGACTATGTATCCACAACCAGGTAGTGATAGATTTTATGGAGTAGTATCATGCTATATTGAAAAACCAATTAGAAGTGTTATAATGGAGCAATGGATTTACGAATATGCATTAGCGTTATCAATGATTACTATAGGTAGAGTTAGAGGTAAGTTTGGATCCGTAAGTTTACTTGGAGGCGGGGCACTTAACTACGATCTACTACAAGAAGGTCAGCAGAAAAAAACTGAGCTTGAGCAGAAACTTATGGAAGGTGCATCACCAGGATTAGGTGATTCAGATCCAACAATGTTCTTTGTAGGTTAATGAAAAAGTGGAGACAAGGTATCTTTATACCAAAAAATTCTGATAAATTTATAGGTAGTAAGGCTGTATATCGTTCAGGATTGGAACTAAAGTTCTTTAGATTCTGTGATGATAATAAAAATGTAGTTAAATGGGGTAGTGAGAATGTCATAGTTCCGTATTACAGTCCTTTAGATAATAAAGGACATAGATATTACGTAGATAATTACATTGAAATATTAGAAGGAAGGAAATTAACTAAGTATCTTGTAGAAATAAAGCATTCTAGAGAAACTAAACCACCTAAAACTAAGTATCGAAATCGTAAACACTTACTTTATGAGCAAAAAACGTTTGTAACTAATCAAGCTAAGTGGGAAGCAGCCCGTAAATTTAGTAAGAAAAAAGGCTATAAATTTATTATTTTGACAGAAAAAGAGCTTATTTTAAAAAGATGAATAAATAATATTATGGCGTTGAAACTTAACTTAGTTGTAGAAAAACCTGATGTAAGCGATGAGTTCGAATACATTGAGGAGCAAGCAGATAGAAATGCTGAGTCAAGTCTTTTTATTAAAGGACCTTATATGATGGCTGAAGGAGTAAATCGCAATAATAGATTATATCCTTTGGATGAGTTAAAGCGAGAGGCTGATCGATACATTGAAGAAATGGTAAAGCCAGGTAGAGCAATGGGCGAGCTTAATCACCCTACTACAGCAGATGTTGATCTAGAAAGAGCATGTCATATGGTTACAGAACTAACACAAGATGGTAATGTATTTTATGGTAAATCTAAGGTACTTTCAACACCATGTGGTCAAGTAGTTAGAGCTCTTATTAATGATGGGGTAAAAGTCGGTATGTCTTCTAGAGCGTTAGGTACTTTAGAAGAAGGTTCAGATCATAGTACTGTTAAAAATTTAAAATTAGTAGCGATTGACTGTGTAGCTGATCCATCTTATCCTAGTGCTTTTGTAGATGGTATACTAGAATCTAAGCAATGGGTAGTAACAGGAGACAATAGATTTGAAGAAGTTTATGAGAATTTCGAGAAATCTATACAAAAACTACCGAAAAAGGATATAGATTCCTTTTTACGCACAAGAATTCTTAGCTTTATTAAATCTTTATAATAAATACTAATATGGAGAACGTGAAAAATAAAATTACTAAGTTTATCCAAGAGATTTCTAGTA